GGAGAGATAATGTATGTACAAATGCAGGGTGTAAATTTAGCACCTAAAGTAAAAGAACTTGAAAAACGTATCGAAATGCTCGAAAATGTGGTAAATGAGTTAAAATTGGACAAACCCCGAATGGGTCGCCCTCCAAAGGACAAACATGGAACAGAACGAACTGAAGTCAATACTACAGGCAGAGATTGATGACGCTATTGGCTTTATTGAAAGTGAAACTGTTGAACAGCGCAAACAGGCTTTGGAGGCTTATCTCAGGCAGCCATATGGTAATGAGGTTGAGGGTAAGTCTCAAATCGTTACTGGAGAAGTAGCCGAAGCAATTGATGGTGCGCTACCTAGCTTAGTCCGTATCTTTACAGGCTCAGATGATATTGTAGTTTTTGAGCCTCAAGGCCCTGCCGATGAAGCATCCGCAAAACAAGCGACACAGTATTGCAATTGGGTTTTTAGCCGTGATAACGAAGGCGTGTCTATCCTCCATGATTGGTTTAAGGATGCTCTCTTACAAAAGAACGGCATCTTAAAAGCGTATTGGGAAGACAAAGAAGACATTACCAAAGAGCGTTACTTTGACTTGTCTAACGATGAGTTAGCCATGCTAATGAGCGATGAGAGCATGGAGATTGTCGAGCAAGATACGACAGAGTTCCCGATATTTGACCCGATGGGACAGCCAGTTATTGACCAGATGGGTATGCCTGTCATGGGTGCTACACATAATGTAGTTGTCCAACAAAAGAAAAAGTCAGGCAAGGTAACGATTGAGAACGTGCCTCCTGAAGAATTCCTGATAAGCAAGAAGGCTAGAACTATTGCTGACTCTCCATTTGTAGCCCACAGGCAGATGTTGACTCGCAGCACATTGGTTGCTATGGGGTTTAACAAGAAGCAGGTAGAAGGCTTGCAGATGGGTGATGCACTAGCGTACACACCAGAGCGTGTGGCTCGTTTCTCTGCTGGTGAGCAACCCTACCAAACCCAGACCGATGACCCTTCAATGCAAGAGATTGAGGTCTTTGAGTGTTATGTCAAAACTGATATAGATGGCAAGGGCATTGCTTCATTGGTTCAGGTGTTCTACGCTTCTAACGAGATTCTTGAGGACGAGAAGGGTAAGGAGATGATTGAGGAGGTGGACTACGTTCCCTTCCACTCTATCTGTCCTATTCCTATTCCACACAAGTTCTTTGGTAACTCACTTGCTGACAGAACAGTTGACCTACAGTTAATCAAGACCACTATCACTCGTCAGATGCTGGATAACTTATACCTGACAAACAATGCTCGTGTGGTAGCTGTTGAGGGTCAGGTAAACCTTGATGACTTGCTTACATCTACAGCAGGTGGTGTTATTCGTGCCAAGTCTCCTAATGCTGTTCAACAACTTGTAGTTCAGAACGTGGCTGCACAGGCTTTCCCGATGCTTCAATACTTGGACACAATCCAGTCTAAGCGTACAGGCGTGTCTGATGCCTCACAAGGGTTAGACCCTTCTGTCTTACAGAATGTCACAGCAGCAGCGGTAGCTTCTATGCAACAAGCTGGCGCAGGTAAGATTGAACTGATGGCTCGAATCTTTGCAGAAACAGGCGTAAAGTCATTATTCAAGGGTATTTTGCATCTTTTGTGCAAATATCAGGATAAGGCTCGTTTAGTTCGTATGCGTGGCGAGTTTGTAGAGTTTGACCCTAGAACTTGGGCTAACCAATACGATGTGTCTATCAACGTAGGTTTAGGCGCAGGTAATCGTCAAGAGCAGATGGCTATGTTGTCTATGGTTCTTGCTAAACAAGAGCAGTTGATTGGTCAGTACGGCCCTGCTAACCCTTATGTATCTCCTGCTCAGTATCGTGGTACTTTAGGACGCATGGTAGAGATTGCAGGGTTTAAAGATAGTGCTGAGTTCTACAAAGCTATTACCCCAGAGCAAGACCAGATGCTTTCTAATCCTCCTCCACAAGAGCAACAGATGCCTCCAGAGGTACAGGCGTTGATGGCCAGAACACAGGCTGAGATACAAGCCAACCAAGCTAAAGCACAGGCTGACATTCAATTGCAACAACAACAGATGCAGATTGACATGGAGATGGCTCAACAAAAGGCTGGTCTTGAGATGCAGATGTTGCGTGAGAAGGAAGCCGCCAAGTTGCAATTAGAGCGTGAGAAACAACAGGCTTACTTTGCTATGAAGCAACAAGAGTTTGAAGCAGAAGCACAATTGAAAGCAATGAAGATTGGTGCTGGCATTACATCTAACGTAGAGATTAGGGGTTAATCATGGAAGTAACTGCACAACAAATCTTTGATTTTATAGTTGCTAATCCAAATATTAGCGATGCAGATTTGGCTGCGGTTATGAACGCTTATGGAGTAAGTCCACAGCAGGTTGCACAGGCAACTGGTACAAGTGAGGCAGAGGCTCAACAAAGATACGAGGCAGTTACTGCTCCTCCTCCTCCCCCGCCTCCTCCTGTTTACGAGCCTGTTTATCAGCCTGTTTATGAAGAACCTGTTTACGAAGCACCAGTTATGACAAACACATACTTCCAAGCCAATCCTGATGTAGCTGCGGCATATGCTTCAAATAGCTATGGTATGTCACCAGATGCTTATGCTGACTTTCATTGGAATAACTATGGAAAGAATGAACAACGAGTATCTCCATCTGGAGTACCGCCTACTCCAGTTGCTGCGCCAGTTTCACAACCTGTTTACCAACCTGCTGTAATACCAACTGCTCGTGGTACTGTTATTGAGGGTGACAACATTGAGGCTCAGATTGCAGGTGTTCCTCAAGTAGTTTATGAAACACGAGTTGACCCAAACAACACAGCCAATTGGGAAACATACAACCCTCAAACTGGCGAAGTAATTGACAGAGGAACATTTGCAGGTGGTGGTGACCAAGGTTTATTGGCTGCTGCTGCCCCTGTTCTTGCTTTGGCTGGCTCAACAGTTGGATTGCCATTTATTTCTAGCTTGATTGGTGGTGCAACAGGCTTAACTGGAGCGCAATTAGCTGCGGCAACTGGTGCGGCTATCGGTGGTGGTAGCCAACTGGTTACGGGTAACAGCGCAGAAGATGCTCTTACAGCAGCAATTCTTGGTGGTGCTGGTGGCTATCTCAGCAATACTTTAAGCGGTGCAACTGACTTAGCAAGTGCTAATGTTCAAGAATTAAATGCCGCTTCAGACTTGGCATCCAACATGGCAGACCAAGGTATGTCGTTGGGTCAAATTAACCAGACATTACAGTCTGTTGGTTATCAGCCTGAAATCATTACATCTGCATTAGAAGACGCTGCAAACATAATCTCTACTCAGTCAACTGTAAGCCAAGCAAGTACACCAATTAACCAAGTAACAACACCAGTATCAGATACTGTCACTATTACTGGTAATACTCCTGTTAACTTGAGTAACGTGATTAGCACGATTGGCTCAACGATTCCAGACAACAACACTGTTGAGATTGTTGATAAAACAGACAAAACTCAGCAACCTGTTATTGACACTACTGCGCTAAATAACGTAACTACGCCAACTACTGTAACCACTCCAACTACTGTAACTACACCAATTGATACAGTTCAAGTAACAGCCAACACTCCTAATACCTTGGATTTGAATTCTGTTATTAACTTGCTTAACTCTGGTACTTTAGACACAACTAACCTTGTTAACAATGTTGCTGACACAACAAAAGTAACAGACACAACTAAGAAAGACGATAAATTATCAACAGGTGATGTGATTCGTTTGGTTAGTGCTGGAACAACTTTGGCGGCTATGGACGCTGCTAACCAAGGAACAGACACAGGAGGAGCGCAGTTCCCGATTATTCCTATTCCAGCAGATTGGAAGGGTCAGCCTCCAACAGTAATAGCACCAAGACCTAGACTTCAGCCTGTTGACTTTGGAAGCCGTAACTTGCTTCAGGGTACACAATGGGAGAAGTTCTTGTCTCCTACCTATGGCCAAGTACCCGCACCAGTTCAGTATTCTCAGCCATCGAACATGAGTTACAACGATTTGATGAGCATATTGGGTAGCAAGCAAGGCTATCCATCGTCAAGAAACCTAAGTATTAACGACATTATTTCTGGGATACAGAATCAGTATGGACAAACACCTACTCGCACAATGGGCTAAAAACCTATTAAATGATGACTTTTTCAAAGAAGTCATAGATAACTTGAAAAAAGAACAGATTAGTGTGATAATTAACACAAGTGCAGAAGAATCTGATAGGCGTGAAGACGCTTACAGGCACATTAAGTCTATTGAGTTGATTACAGGACACCTAGAAGGCTTGGCCTCGGAGACTGTGATTAGAGAGAAGAAGTGGAAAATTCTGTAGCCTAAAAGCTACCCTCCGTCCAGAAGGTTTCTGGTGATTATTGAGATGACAAATGGAAAACACCAACCCTAATGGGAGTGAAAGCCTAGATGTAAACCAA